TACGGCGAGTTCTCGAAGGTCATTGGTAAGCTAACGCCTTCGGCAGTGCGCTTGGGTCAGAATCTTGATACCATGGACGCTACGATGATCTTCTTGACTCGTAACGGTCTTAATACTTCGTCTGCAGTAGCTGCTGCGGCACGTGCCTTTGATGCGCTAGCTAACCCTAAGACGGTTGGCAAGCTTGAGGCATCGGGTATTAAGGTTCGTGATCTGCATGGCAAGTTCTTGCCCCTGATTGATATCCTAAAGGGTATGCGTAAGGCGCTGCTTGCACTGCCTCCTGCTAGCAGGGCTAAGGCAGTCTTCGATATCTTCAAGAGCAGTGGTGGTACGATTCAGGCCAAGCGCTTCTTCGACTTGGTTCTGCCTACTGCTAAGGGCGCTGGCAACCTCGATCAGTTCGAGGGGTTCTTGAAGGACATGAAGAACTCTGCGGGACAGTTCGGGCAGGCCTACTCTACCATGGCCAATACTGTCGCTGCTAAGTCTCAGCTGTTGCAGAACAACTGGGACATCATGAAGGTTACGATCGGCCAGGCTCTTGAACCTGCCTTCTCCAAGTTGCTCGACATAGGTAATAAAATCGTTGGCTGGTTCAACAAGCTCAGTCCTACGCAACAGAAATCGATTGCTAAGTGGGCACTCATAGGTACGGCTATCACAGCTGCCATAGGCGTTGTGCTTTTGATCGTCGGAGGAATTGGCGCACTCGCTGCCGCGTTGACTGCACTAGGGCTTAGCCTAGGCACTGTGCTTCTCATCGTAGGTGGTCTAGTTGCTGGCTTCGCACTACTGGGTGGTGCTATCTACGCAGCATACACCAAGTCTGATAACATGCGTAAGCTATTTAGCGACATGGGCAAGGTCTTTACCAACGTATGGACTAACGCCATATCCCCCTTCATTAATGGCGTTACAGATGGCTTCAATCGAAACTTGCTTCCTGCGTTACAAAACGTTTGGGCATTCATCAATGACAAAGTTGTTCCTATCCTCGATGAGCTCTGGAAGAAGTTCGGCGATCAAATTGTAAAGGCACTCGGCGAAGTACTTCGTATGTGCAAGGACCTCGTCAACAATGGCTTCAAGGCCATTGGCGATGTCATCAATAAGCAGCTACTACCGGCCCTCAGCCAAGCTACGGATTTCTACCACAAGCACAAGACAGGCATCGACCAAGTCATTTCGGTTATCATATCGTGTGTCAAGTGGATTGCAAAGATCGCCGGCGCGACATCTTTGGGCTTCTTGATCGTTGTCATTGTTAGTACGATTGCAACGTTGGCACTCCTGATCAAGTCGCTAATTGGCACTTGGCAAATGCTCACCATTTTGATTCACTGGGTCGTTGAAGCCGCTAAATGGATTGGGTCGCTGCTTGCAGCAGCGGACAGACTTGGTGATGGTCTCAACAAGGGTATACGGTCAGGCATCGATAAGGCGATAAGCTTCCTGAACAACCTCGGCAACACAATTAACCACGCCGTAGGTAATTTGGGTAACGTGCTTTGGAATGCTGGTGCTAGTATCATCAGCGGTTTGATAAATGGCATCAGTTCCCAAATAGGTAGACTGCAAGGCTACCTTGGAAACATAGGATCGTGGATCGCGTCGTGGAAGGGTCCGCCTGAGAAGGACGTTAAGATCCTACACAATGCAGGTCAGCTGATCATGAAGGGTCTGCAGAACGGTCTCGCCTCTGAGGTACCCAATCTGAAGGCACAGCTCAAGGGTGTCACGGATAAGATGCGAGCTAGTGTCAATGCCAACATTACTGGTGCTCCAGCGGTGCCTGTGAAGCAGAAGGGGTCGTCCGGAGGCAAGACCGTAGTGGTTAATGTGTACACGCAGGAGATTCGACCTGAGTACCATTCACAGCAGCTTGGACAGCTGATGGCAGGGAGGATCTAATGCCAACGCTAGTTAATGACTCCACGTTCCAGTTGTCTGATACGGGACTCATTCTTAACGATGACCTCCTGGGCAACGTACCCTTCATCGACATTGAAATAGTTACAGGCCTGGACAACGCACCTGTTCGACAGACCAAGCGTGACCATGAGGGCGTCGATGGTGGCTTCATGGATGCCGAGTTCGAACAGGGTCGCGACATCTCGTTGAGTGGTATTGTCTATGCCAATGGCAATCCACTTGAAACGTACCTTGATGCGCTCAAGGCTAACTGGGCGCCTTCGTCTGTACCTGTTCCACTCTACATTCAGACCAATGATGTTGGCTTGCGAGTTGTGTTCGTTAAGCCTCTTGGTTGTAAGTATGACTGGGACTCACTACGGCGTACAGGCATGGCTGCTATAACATTCACTGCGTACGCCGAGGACCCTCGAATCTACGCTGGCGTGCTGCAGACAACGATCATACCCATCGGCGCATTTGTATTTAGTGGCTTCGCATTTCCCATAACATTCCCATTCAGCTTTGGTGGCGTAAGTACTACAGCTGATGGGCAGTTCATTTTCAATGCTGGTAACCGTCCTGCTCCTGTAGTAATGACTATTACAGGGCCGGTAGTTAACCCTGTCATTCTCAACGACACTACCAGTAGTACTATGCAGTTCTCCATTACACTAGGTGTTGGCGAGACGCTAGTAATTGATACACAGTACCATACAGTACGACTCGGCGGTACTACCAATAGGCGAAGCGCTATGATCGTGCCCGGTTGGTTCCTACTTGTGGTAGGCAACAACTTTATTAGATTTCGAGGTGCCTCGGGTACAGGTACTTTGACCCTTGCTTACCGAGCATCCTGGAGATGATCTGACATGGCAATAGATAATCCCGCGGGGTGGCTAGGTAACGCTGGTGCTACACACTCTGCTGAGCAGATGCGCACCTACATTGGTTCGCTCGTTGGCGGACTAGGTATTGCTGCATCTACTACTCGTACACGTGGCGCTGTTGTACCGCAGCTAGGTACAGCAATGGTTGTAACGCAAAACGGTACGCCTAACATGTCTGTGAACGTTGGCAGCGGCGTAGCCTTCCTTGAAGGTACCGAAGGTGCACAGCAGGGTATGTACGCCGTGCGTGCAGGTACAGTAACCAACCTTACCATTGCAGCTGCTCCTGGTGCAGGTCTGAACAGGATCGACCTTGTAGTTGCAAAGGTACAGGACTCAGGCTATAGCGGTGTTACAGATGCATGGTCGCTTGCAGTCGTAACCGGCACGGCGGCTGCTAGCCCTGCAGCGCCTGCGGCACCTAACAACTCGTTGATCCTAGCACAGGTATTCGTCGGTGCACTGGTTACTTCTATCGTAACAGGTAACATTACCGACAAGCGCTTCTTCTTGGCAGCTGCAGGCGCTAACGTTCCCTGCACAACGCTTACGCGTCCAACAGTACTCTACGATGGCCTTAGCATCTTCGAGTACGACTCCAACTTGTTCTCGTGGACAGATGGCGCGGCCTGGTTCCCTCAGAGTCAGTTTGTACAGGGCAGCAACATCTGGGCCCTTCCTACCACTGTCAACAACTTCGCAGGTACATCATACGCCAACCTGACACTCAATGCTGTTGCGCAGACTATCTCCTTGACGAAGCGTTATGCATCTACGCGTCTCAAGGTAGTGTGTGCACACTCGGGCTTCGTTAACGCACAGCCAACCATCATCACCATCGGCGCGAACATCGGTGGCACTGACTTCGACGTTGTCAAGACAACCTTCAACGTGGCTTCGAGTCACCAGCATATAGGCAGTACACGTTATGTCACTGGCATCGCTGCAGGTGCTACTACTATCACGACGCGTATTAAGGTAAACGCCAATACGTTCACCACTGATACCAACGACACGTTCTCGTTGACCGTTGAGGAGGTACAGTGACGACTGATTATAAATACGTTTTTGTTACTCTTCGAAACGAAATTGTCGTCGAAGAGATTAACTGCTTCGGCGTGTACTTCAGTAGGATGCTAGGTGACCAGGGCGCCTTCACTGCTTCGTTCACGTTTGACCAGACAGGTAAGAACAACGCTGACCTTGTAGCAGCTACGACTCCTGGCTACTGCTACGTGGTAGTAGAACGTAACGATGTACCTGTTTGGTGGGGGATCGTATGGAGCAGAGTATATCAGAGTCAGGCTAAGGAATGTCAGATCTCTGCACTAGGCTTTGAATGCTACCCACAGAAGCAGCGCATGCTCAACAACTACACTGCTACAGGTACCAACGTAGAGTTGTTCTGCGGACTCTGGACCAACATGCAAGCCAGTGTAGTAGGTAGAAACCTGAACATTAACGTTCCTACCCTTGTAGCTGGTCCGACTAAGACCCTTACAATACTTGCAAGTGACCAAAGAATGTATGGCGATGCCATGTCGGATCTTTCCGATGCGGCAGATGGCTTCGACTGGACCATTGATTGTCAACGTCAGAACGACGGCTCGTACCTGAAGTCACTACGTGTGGGTTATCCCTCTATGGGTGTACAGGCAGATAGTCCTGACTTGGTAACCTTCGAGTATCCTGGTTCGATCATGAACTACTACATGACCGAGTCGATGTCGGATGCAGGCACCAACGTACGCGTCCTGGGAGCCGGCGAAGGCACCAGCATGCCAGTTACTGATGTGCAGCAGACGGAGATGCTCACTCTTCAAGGCTGGCCTCGTTGGGATGTTAACTTCTCCTACAAGGACGTAGTGAGTCCTGGTCTGATCAATCAGCTGGCCATTCAGGCTGCCATCAACAGCAAGCCGCCCATGATGACCGCAAAGGTAACAGTCAAGGCGGATCAGGATCCTGTGTTCGGTAGCTACCAGATTGGCGATGCTTGTCAGTTGGTTATTACTGATCCACGCAATCCTTCTCGCGGCAGCTCGCAACCAGGCATTGCTATCTCCAGTGCTATCATAGGATATGAAGTCCATCCTCAGGACAGTCAAGGAGTAGAAGAGGTCAATATCATTTTGCCGGGAGATGTTATCAATGGGTAACAAGTACAGGCAGCCTCCTTCGGATCTTGTCCGAAGCCAGCTGGATATCCAAGACCGAGTCACTACTCTAGAGACATCGCCTCGTGCGGTAGCAACATCTGTAGACTCAGGTAACTGGAAGTTCATTGCTGACAATGGCGTCGAGCTTGCAAACTTTGGTGACCAGGGCCCTGGCTTAGGTCGAGGCTGGATCTTCCGTCGAGGTGATACAGGCATCCCTGCATTCTATCTTGGCGGCAACCAAGGTAGTGGCAGACAGTTCTGGCGCCTGTGTGATAACAATCTTAACGATGTCATAACTGACGATGCGTCGAGTGGTCAAGGTCTGGCTCGGCCCTACATTCCTTACACTCCTGTAAAGAACAGCGACGTCGGTGCTCCTGCGCAAACTACAACCTCGACCAGCTTCGTAGGCGCATATGTCATCGCAGGACTCAAACAGCATCCAGTAGTGTACGTACAGTACATTGTTACCACGCCTGTCGGGGTAAGTATAGAAGTACGTCTCCTAGATACTTCGTCATCCATCAACGAGCAGATAGCACTCAATTCACACCCAGGAAGTAGTTTCTTCTTTACATGGATACAAGCGCCACTAAAGGGTGAACACTTGTCGGAGATGAGCCTAGAGCTACAGATGCGTGTATCAGGTGGCGCAGGCACTGTTGGTATTACTTGTGTCTATGCCTACGGGCGTCAATCGTAAACCTTCTATTGGACGCCATCAGCCCCACGGACCCTTGGGCGGGTGGAACAGGAAAGGATGGGAAGCGTGCGTGAAGACGCCAGCGGTGTTCGCAATAGTACGGGACGCAGTCTGCCTGGGGGCGGGTATCTTCGGGATTCTGTACCAGCAGATTACTGGCCGTACGAATATAGAGCTTCTGATGGTATATTTGGTGCTGGTAGGGACCCCCGGCGCAATCGGCCTCGCGCACCTCATTCGTGGCAAGCCTACAACAAATGGTACAGTCGAATCACCCTCATCGTCTCAGTCGGAGCTCTTGTAACAATACTGTTGATAGGTATCTTCGCATGACACAGGAAGAGCACGAGGCAGAGCGTAAGATAGAACGCGCTGATGATCGCACACATGATCGTCGGCTTTGGGTCTATCCACTAGCAGCGGTGTTCGTCAGTATGTTCGTCGCAGTAGGCATTAGCATTGCGTACACCGCCAACGCAGTACGACAAAGCGATCAGACTTGGTGTGAACTGGTGGGAGGTCTTGACAAGCAGTATCAAAAGGACCCCCCGCCAACCGATAACGGAAAGGTCTTTGCAGCACAGATTCATCGTATCAGTGTTAAGTTTCACTGCGCGTGATGCAAAGACATTAAGGCCCTGTGGAGATCTGTAATGTGAAGGGGGACCCGTGGCTGCCACTAGGTACGACTTAGCGATCCGACAGAATAGTGACTTCGACCTAGTCGTGCAGGCATGGGCCGATGATGCGCATACAGTGGTACTGAATATCTCTGGGTACTCAGCCAAGCTGATGATACGTTCGACTGCACGCAGTCCTGTGATCTTAGACACTATCACCGTAGCTGCTTCGCCAGCTACGGGCTTGACGATCAATGGTCCAGCAGGGCAAGTCACGTTGCACATCACAGCAGCACAGACTCTTACGTACACATGGATCTCAGGTGTGTATGACTTGATCATCATTGGACCATCCAACAACCCCCAGAAGTGCATCGCTGAGGGTGACGTATCCGTTAGCTCTCGCGTAGCTGTCTAGGAGTAGTAATGGTCAATGCCCTATTCGAGCTGGGTCGGCAGTATATCCTCGCCGGCACAGTCAACATGACTTCTGATACCATTGCGGTATCCCTTCTCGACCTGAACACAGCTGACGTCGGTATCAAGCTGATCTCGTCGAGCACCAACGCTACGCCGATCGTCATCACCACTACGGCGGCGCACGGCTTCACCAACGGTGACCTCGTCTACGTTGGCGACCACCTGGTGAACACAGCTGGCAACGGTCTCTGGACCATCACGGCTGCAGCTGGTTCGGTCTTCAGCTTGACTGATCCTGTGTCGGGTGCGAATGCTGTTGGCAACGGCGTTGGTGCGACAACGGGTTACTGTGTGAACTACGGACCGTCAACTGCCGCTGACTTCTACGACGACTTCGATGGAGCGTTGGTTGGTGCGAAAGTCACTCTTGCCTCCAAGACGTTCGCGTCAGGTGTCTTCGACGCGGCTGACCCTACGTTCACAGCTGTCTCGGGCGCTTCGGTTGAAGCCATTCTCATCTTCAAGGACACTGGTACTAACTCGTCGTCGAACGTACTAGGCATCATCACGGGGCGCCACATTGTTACTGCAGATGCTCTTGCGTCGTCTACTGCTACTACTATTGTGGTTGAACCTCTTCGTGGCTCTATTGCTTCTGGCGCTGTACTGGCATTCTCCAACGGTGCTTCTGCTACGCTCACTGCTCCAGGAGTGGTCGGTGACCGAACGCTCACCGTATCTTCCTTGGCTGCCAACATTACTTCTGGCTCCCGTGCTCTTGCTTCGGCGGTAGGCTCTGGTCTGCCCGTAACACCCAACGGTGGCAACATTCTCGTCACGTTCGATAATGGTGCGAACAGGATCTTCAAGCTGTAACGGAAAGAGGAGACAAATGCTAAGTGCGTCTAACATCGTTCAGACTGCACAGGGCTCGACAGGCTCAACCAATGCATCACAGGTAACGCTGACTCTGCCAGCTCCTACTGCTGCGGGTAACCAACTCGTCATTGCAGTAGCGGCAGCTGCAGGGGTCGTCGGTGGCGTGGGGCACATCATTGCATTCCCATCGCCCTTCGTCGACAACGGCCAGGTGGACACCAACGCACCCGTTCCTCATCTGCGACTCGGGTCGAAGGCCACTACTGCAGGTGAGTCGTCGTGGACGGTGCACCTGACCAACAACAACGGGTCTGCTGCTACTGACGCAATGTGTTGGTGGATCGCAGAAGTTTCTGGTCTGCACGCCTACCCGTCGATCGGCAACGCAGGTGCAGGTGGTACAGACGGTGGTAGTGCTACTACGCTGACCGTGCCCAACAACAGTCTGAACGGTTCGGCAGACGAGCTCGACATCGCAGCATTCGTCAATCACATCGCCTCTGGCACTCCGAAGACTGTCTCCTCGATTGCCAACGACGTATCGCAGCCTGGTACATGGGCGCGACTCGGATCAACCGTTGCGACCTCGAACACGACTGGCGCGAACGTTCGCCTCGACGTGTTCGACAAGTTCCCTGGTGCGGTGGGTGTGCGTGGTGCGAAGGTTACCTGGTCGGCATCTGTAACGGGTGCTGGGGGCCTTGTAGAGTCCTACACCGCCTAAGGAGGTAGCGGAGCCGTGCTCGACGATAGCTGTATCGTACAAGTCAATCAAGGTTCGACGGGCACGGCTCTAGCCACCACATTCACTCCTACTCTGCCAACTCCCACTCTGGCAGACAGTGCCATGATCTTTGTAGTAGCCAACTCCGACTTCAACAGAGCAGCCGTTGTAACGGGGGCGCGCGACTGCGCTAGCCACCAGTCGTCGGCGCCTGGCTCGTCGGTGAGGTTCCAAGCTATGCAAACCCCTGGTGGAGAAACGTCGTGGGCGGGAACGATCAACGGCGTGGGTGATCGTTGCTGCTGGTGGGTAGCAGAGCTAGCGGGCATGTGGTCGATGGATACCGATTATGATCCTTCATCGGGACTCGCGACGGGTGCTCCCGTGGGCCGCGACTCACCGATCAGCATTGGTAGCGGCAACATCAACACGACGTTTCTAGACACAGGGAACACCGCAGCGCCTAACGCTAACGGGGACGACATCATCCTAGCCTGCGGAGTTGCCAAGCTAACAGCAGCGGGGACGGTTCCACTGCTATCGGGCATTGCTGATACGACTGCTGGTCAGCCGGGGACGTGGGCGCAGCAAGGGACGACGGTCGCTACGACCCATCCGTCAGGGATCAACATCAGACTTGACGTGCACCGGAAGTACACTGGTGGCGTGCAGCATGTGCTAGATGCCACCTTTACGTGGGCCTCTACGGTTCAAGGGGTCGACGCTCTGCTCATTGGTGTCAAGGCGTATCAAATTCCTCCTCAACGCGTTCTGGGCCGCGCAGCGACAAACTCCACGATGTGAGGTTAGCATGGCTATCTATACGATGTCGTTTTCAGGTGTCACTACTGGTACGGCACTTAAGACCATTGCACAGATTGCTGCAGCTGCCACTGACCGCCTGGAGATCATCGAGTGGTCTTTGTCGTTCAACGGTACCTCAGCTAGTGCGGTTCCACCACTGGTACAGCTCAATAGGCAGACGTCAGCGGGTACGGGTGGTGTAGCTAATACACCTGCCCTGCAAGACCTTGCCGATGCAGCCTCTGCTAGTACGTGCTTGACAGGTCCCCTTGCTGCTGTGTGGACAGCCGAACCAACTGCAGGCGTAGTCATCTACGCAGACTACTATACGCCAGTTGGTCTAGGTCCTGCTTGGCAGTATCCACTAGGCCGTGGTATCGTTGTACCTACTTCAGGTCGTATAGCCATTGTAGTTACAGCTGCTGTTGCTGTTAACTGTGCCGGACACATCGTTTACAACGAGGGCTAAGCATGCCATTCGGGCGGCCATTTCCGTTGCGGGGGAACGTTGCTCCGCACCGGCGCCCAAAGCCGCCCTGGCTATATGTAATCCCACCTGTAGTCGTTGCTGCTGAAGCGATACAGTCTACAGAACAATTTGGCAACGCAGCTATATCGCAGACCGTTGCACCGCTAGCGATTACTCCATCAGAGCAGTTCGGCAACGTACGCATAACGTCAACTGTCGTTGCTGTAGGCATAAGCACTGAGGAGCGGTTCGGTAGCGTAGCAGTTACTTCTCCACTCTCTGTCAATGCACTAGCTATTGGTTCTGTCGAGCAGTTTGGCAACGTAACAATAAGTGCCTCTGCTACTATCCTGCCTCTGGGTATTGCTAGTACAGAACAGTTCGGCAGTGTCGCTGTAACAACTAGCGTCACAGTCAGTGTGCTAGGCATTAACAGTTCGGAACAACTCGGTAGCGTTGCTGTAACTAGTAGCGCAACCATTTCACCTACTGGCATTCGTACTACTGAATCTGTAGGTAACGTTACACTTAGTACTACCAATGTAATCAACCCCTCAGCTATAACTAGTAGCGAGCAGTTTGGTAATGCAACTGCTCAAACTATAACTAGCATCCTGCCGAGGGGTATCGATACTGCTGAGCGCTTTGGCAGCGCGACAGTAACTCCCGGACCAGTTACTATCAGTGCACAGGCGATAGGTACAGCAGAGCAGTTTGGAAACGTCACAGTAAACGTAGGCGCCTCATCTATAGTGGCGCTAGGTATACCATCATCCGAACAAGTAGGTAACGTTAGTGTTACAGCTAGCGCGACCCTTTCACCTGCTTCAATCACCACAGGGGAACTATTCGGTAGTCCATCCATTGCTACGATTGTAACTGTAGCAGTTGAGAGTATTCGAACTAACGAACAGTTTGGAAATGCTAGTACAACTGTCGGCGCAGCTGGTATCAACCCTGTTGGCATTAGGAGTACGGAGCAGTTCGGGAACACAGCAGTTACACCAGGACCTGTTACTGTAACAGTTGTTGGGATCGTTAGCACAGAACAGTTCGGTTCGGTATCTGCACAAGTGGGCGCATCGCTCATCACTGCTACAGGCATACCATCTGCTGAACTTTTTGGCAACGTCACCATCACTGTAGGGGCTGTAACACTTAGTCCCATAGGCATTAGTACAACCGAACGCTTTGGCAACGCGTTCATCGGCGCTATTGGTCCCGTACAGACTTTGTTCACTCTCGCCATTACAACTGGCGAACGTTTCGGCGATTTCAACATCTACTACGGTCAGGCAGACTTTAACTCTGGTGGCTTTGTCGGCGGTGCAATTGCTGTTGTGCATGCTGATAACATCTTGGCGAGTACAGCTAGTGGCCAAGGCAATAACAGCTCACAAGGCGGCAATGCAAGTAACAGTACACAAGGTGGCAATGCTAGCAATAGCATACAGGCTACGCATATTTAACCCATAGACGGCGAAGGCGCATAGACTACTCCCTCGGCCTATGCGCCTTCGCTCTGTCTATTTGATACATTCGATCGCCTTGAGCTTGGTCCAAGATCGTTGTGCCGATTTGGTTGCCCGCTCGAATGTCTTGAACGCGCCTCGTTGAATCAGACGCCTGCCGTCGCACTCGATGTAGTACTCCCAGTCATAGCGGTGTTCACTCCAGATACACTTATTGTTCCAGTTGGCGCCTCGACGACAGCCGTAGCAATATGTTCTGAAGTGTACTTTCATCGCTGCTGGTAGGGGGCAATGTAGATTGGCGGGGAGTACGTCTGCGGGGTGATGACGCAGTGCGGAGAAGGGTTACTGTGTACAGATACAGTGAACTCCATGAAGCCTACGATCATTGCAATACTGAACAGGATAGAAGTGAAGATGCCTACTGCTTGTCTCTGGGTCATCTCATTACCTCCTCGAATGGATCAGTAGCGGGGAACGTCTGTAGCGCAGGTGGTTTGAGTGCTTCGAAAAGTTTTAGCTCGCGCAACGTGAATGCACGGTAGTGCAGGATGTGCTTCACTGCATCCATCTCGTGTACGTGTGCAGGCTTGTACAGACCGAGCTGCTTGACTTTCGCATCGGTCCAGAAGACTGAAGGGTCTTTGGTCTTCCTACCGTCATCGCCGTTGACGGTAGAAGGCTTCTGCCAAACGATCTCGACGTCATGCTGCGCGCACGCCAGCTCGAGAATTCCTATCACGTTCCGAGGTGTTAGATCCACCTTCGGAATTGCTCGCGAGCCACCGAAGTCGTACTTGCCTACTGGTCGGTAGTCAAAGCTTTCGCAGATGACCGTAACGCCCTTAGGGCCTACAACGTTCGTAGCCTTGCTTCTCAGCCAGGTGATGAAGAACCCATACAGTACTAGAGGTTCGTACGGCAGCACAGTAGTCTGCCAAGTTTTTGTGAAGTAGTTGAAATCGGCTAGTCCTGTATCACCACCAGGATCGACTGCCAGGATTGCATTAACCATAGAGGTGTCCTGCCGCTTGTCCGCGTCGGAGAGCCTGACTCAATTGCAAGAAGTTCTGGTGGTCTGCAAACGTTTCGTAGTAGACGATCTCTGCACAGTCCGGACACAAGCATCGGCCCAAAAGCACCTCTGGCCGACCAAGGTAGACAACGCTGATGTCATTCGGATTGCGTTCATTCTCCCTACACCATATCAGGAAGTGCTGGTAGTTACCTGCTGCTACGATGGTGCGTTTCTTTCTCTCTTCCATCACTGTGTCCCTACGTCATCATGCCCTGTGGATCTCTGTTAGTGTAGAGGGGTCCCGCGGCCTGTCAAACGAATCTAACTAAGTCTAACAGCTCTGTTCCCCATAGACGCATAACTCCCTTTAGAACCGATTGTCAAGCGTCTATCTAAGTCTAACTGCTTGACAAATACTTGACAATGAGAGAGCTAGCTACTCGTTTTCAAGATCTTTTAGCTGTGCTTGCAACTCAGCTATTCTGGCTTGTAGCGAAGCTATACGAGCCTCCTTTGACCTCTTGTTAGGACGTGCTTGTACCCAGATGTTGGACGGGTCGAGGTTGCCTCTGTTGCCATCTTTGAACCGAACCATCTCAGTGTCTTTGTCAATAGGCCTACCAATAATTTGCTCGGCGATGATATGTGCTGTAGGTAGCCACTTACCGTCTACGCGTGTGTGATGGTAACCGTTCTGGTTAGTGAATGTATCACCATCTTTGGCGGCACTACCTCTGGGCATCACACCTCCTTTAGTATCATTTCCAATTCGTGGATATGCAAGCATTCAGGGTCTTGGGATGTCCATGCTGCAATGCGTGTGCACTTCTTACAACGTAGAAATCCTGATTCATGTATACATGAAACGACTTGGACGTAGACGTCAGTGTCGTTACAACCCTTGTGTTCTTGTACGAACTGCTCCATTGCCTTGAAGGAAATATGGTCAGCCATTATAGGTCACCCCAACTTTCTCCTACAGTGAAATCTACAGGGAACGGAACGTAGTCAGTATACTTAGCACCTTCCTCTTCCATCACGGACCTCATCATGTCGCGACATACTTCGAGGTTCTTCCTCGGCGTCTCTACGACTAGTGCATCGTGTAGAGTGAGACGGATCCAGCCAACACCTTTAAGCATTGGGCGCAGACGGATGAGAGCAGAGAGGCAGATGTCGGACGCAGTGGATTGCGGCAAGTGGGACAGAGCCTCGTTGAGAACGTCCTTTTGGTTCTGCTCAGTGATAAGATGGAACCGACGCTTCCGTCCGAACGAAGTAACCAGATCTTCACCTGCTAGCACCTTCTGTCGTGTCTCTTGCTGCCATCTGACAACGTCTGGGATGAGTCTAGTGAAGTCGTTGTAACGTCTTGTCCCTTCGCTTACTGACATGTTGTATTCCATTGCAATGGAATACGCTTCACGGCCATAGCTGATGCCGTAGAAGAATGCCTTCGTACGAACGTAGTCTTCCTTATTCCACTTGCCTACACCGAACAGTGTATCGGATAGTTCGTTGAACAGTTTGTAGTTAGGATCTGGATTACTAAGTAGCTTACGAAGGTACTCATCTTGTGCCATGGTTGCAATGCAACGAGCTTCGACGTTCTTGTAGTCACACTGCATGAAGACGTTTTCAGGTGATGCGGGAATGAACTGTCTGCGAATAGGTTTGTCACGTACGATGTTTTGCAGGTTGGGATTCTTGCTAGCCAGACGACCTGAAGTAGTTCCATGCAGCTTGTAGGTAGTGTACACTCTACCACGGTACAGACGTCTTTGCAGACCCAGGACGTAGGTAGAGAACCTCTTCTGCTCCTTACGGTAAACCAACAGCTGCTCGATAAACTTCCCAACAGGACTGTTACGTGCAACGCGTCTTTGAATTACCTCCAGGTGGTCTACGTCGGTACTCTCGGTCTGTATACCGTTGTTGTATAGGAACTCTTTTACCTGCTTGGGAGAACGAGGGTTGAATGATGGAGCTTCTGTGATTGTACACATAGAAGACTCGATTTCAAACAGCCTCGACTGGTAACTACTTTGTAGTACATTGGAGTATGTACGATCAAAAGTAATGCCATTGAGTTCAAGGTACATGAGTTGGTTAGATGCGCTAACCATGAAGTCGTGGACGCGTCGAACGTTGTCTCGAGCCATTCGCTCCGTGAACAACTCGTACAAGTCCCAAGTGCAGCCAACGTCGTACGCATTGTACTTGTAGAGTATCGGCCGAGGAATATTGGCGTAATTTCCTCCACGCGGCACATATGTTGCGATTTCGAGATCATACTGCGGGGCTCCTAGTTCCTCGACAGCTAGAACCTTAAGACCATGGATCGGTGCACCAGTACGTTCATCGAGTGCGTAGTGCGCAAGCATCGTGTCGAACCAGAGTAGTAGCGCACCCAGTGTCGGGAACAACCCTGATAGGTCGAACTTACCATTGTGGCAAATGATCTTTACGTTAAGCAGCAGGTCCTTCAGTACAGAGAGCACCACAGGGGACTGAAGCGCTTGCTCTCCAACGACGATTGCTTTGCCCTTAGCGTATCCTAAGCCGACGCAGAGCAGAGCGTAGTTGTTGGGATGATCGAAGGATACGTCCTTGTCAAGACCTGTCTCGATGTCAACGACTAGTGTGTCGAAGTTAGCTCTCAGCCACGCAATCGCTTCGAGAGCTCTTTCTTCGTCGTCGACTACATCGAAGGTGGGTGGCTGCCAAGGAGGCTTAGTGGACTCTTGTAGCTTGCCAACGTCAGTTACTAGCGCTGGAAAGTTATCTGCACTTCGGAGGCAGTACGCAGGATGCCAGGTAGGCACGACGCGCAGTACGTTAGATCCCTCCAGAAGCGAAGTGGGCTGCTTAGGGGGTCCGACGCGGAGAGAGGTGATTGCACGGTTATCATCCACCGTGACAGAAGCCGCTGTCCCGCCAAGCGCAAGGACACTTCCGACCCCCGAAGCTCGTAGTTCCCCCATGAGACGCTCACGGCAACAATTAACCGCCGCTTTAGGAGGAGTCGCATTACCTGGCGGGCGACAAAGACAAGCATTAGTAAACATCACCTCACTTGGTTTATATCCGTAGTTTTTGAGGACTGTTTTGATTAGGTGCCCCGAAGGGCCGACGAATGGCCGGCCCTTCGTAGCTTCCTGGTACCCTGGTGCTTCTCCGACGACAGCGATCTTGGGATTGAGCGGAATCAAGCTGGGAACGTAAGCGTTCTCAGGCTCGTTCAATGGACACTCTGTGCAATTCGCCAGAGGATGTCTTAGCGTGTTACGCTGCACCATGATCGGTAGACCTCTTCATTGAACGAAATGGTCGTGAGGCCGCTCGCCTTGTGCTCCTTGGTGAAGTAGTCCTTAGGCCTATCGACCTTAAGACGCGTATCATTGATACGTATACCCTGCAGGCCGTAGTTGTATGGCAACGACGTATCGATAGAACGGATGTGCGGTGCGTACTTCGATACGTAGTAGGGCTCTTTCACCCACTCGGTCGAAGCACCCAGCAAGTGGATGTCGAAGCGGTTGGGGTAACTGCTTTCGATCCAGTTCGCCATGTCGATACGAATGGACACTGGTGCAACGTGCTCTAGCAGCAGGCGTGGCAGACCAATCGTCTTGATCTCGAACTCTTCCGAGTAGCGATCGACTAGCTTTCGCAGCTCATCGATACTATCACCCTGTACTGCTCCCATGTACTGAGGCTCAGGCGATGTAGTCGTGATCCACGCTTCGCGTTCACGCAGGTACTGTGTTGCAACCTCGAACGTCTTCTCAGCGTCGTACAGTACATCAGGCAGTACCAACTCGTCTGCACGAAGACGAATCGCACGCTGGGTGAGATCTTCGTTTGAGAAAGAAACTTTCTCGTTAGCTCCGTTGTCGACGATGACGAAGCGTCCACGTGCGTGGAGTTCTCGTACGTGGTGAACGTAGTTGTCATCATCCGAGAGCTGTGCGAGAGCCATTACGATACGGCCCTCTCGCAAGTGGTTCTCAAGTCCCTTGGGTGGGATGAAAGCTTCCTTCATTACTCACCGCTCTTCATAAAGGCAGCCGACCCAAGAGGCTCGTGGCCTTCTTCGGGAAGAAGCTTCTGCAACTGCTGATTCAGAACGTACAACTTCATGAAGGTGTACATAGCGTAGTTACCCAAGTCAGCGATCTCTTCCATTGCTTCCTCGAGAGTGTTCACTTCCATGAACTTAATGGGGCCGTACTTCTCTTCGCCCATAGCATGACGCTGCTGCATCATCTTGAAGAAGAGTTCGGATGCATCATGCGTCAGGCGGAGAAAGTCCGTTGAAGCCTCAAGCGGTTCGTTACTCATTTCTTCTTCTTTCCCCAGAGTTGCGCAATGGCTTT